ATATGATTTGCCTTTTTAAAAACCATTATCTAAAAATATTTATTATATATTTGTCTAAAATTATTACTTATGAAAAAGAAGTTTATATTATCTGAGGAAGAACTGACCGAGATTGTAAAGTCAAAGATTGACGCATTGACCACTTCAATAGTTAGGGAAGTTGCCGCGAGAAATAACCGCAATAAAATGAAGTTTATTAAGGAAGGGCCAACACATTGCGGCTATGACGAAGTCGACTATGGCTGTGGAAACAACATAGGAGGTAGAAACGACGAAGTCGGCTATGGATGTGGAGGCGGTAATCGCCCCTCTCCAAGGAGGAGGTCTAGTACCTCGACATCTTGCGGTTATGACGAAGTCGGCTATGGATGTGGAAACAATATAGGAGGCGGAAATATCGGAGGCAGCTGTGGCAGTTCGAGCGAAATCTATAGTGGTGGAGGATGTTAAGCCGCATACTGTAAAAGGATTTTACAAATTTCAAATGCCTTGATTAAAATGGATATGGCGGACATTCGTCGTCGAATGACGCTATTTAAATATTGACATGCGAGAAGAAGAATCTTCTCGCTTTTTTTTTTGTTTGTTTTTCGAGATAAAAACCTATTTTTTAAATAATTATATACACGACTTAAATAAACCGACAAGAACATTAACAACGATGGCTAAACAGCAATACTTTGGTATAAAATACCCGTTTACCTCAGAGGGTTATCAGAAATTCTATGTTGACGCCAATTCAAGCGTAAGTGAGAAAGTTCGTAGCCAACTGATGCACATTGTCTTCACGCCAAAGAACCAGCGCATTAGATTACCCCAGTTTGGTACAGATTTAATCAAGTTCATATTCGACCCAAACGAGGGCGTTACTTGGGAGGCGGTTAAGAACGAAGTCAGCGACGCAGTTAGGAGATGGACGCCGAATGTATCAATAAGGGATGTGCAAGTGGTGAAAAATGACGATGATGAATCAGAAGTGTTCGTTAGGCTAGACTATTCGGTAACTGAGGGTAATATGGTAACCAATGACAGTATCGTTGTTCAGATATAACGGCTACGATTAATCAAGGTGGACTAACAATTTAATATCAAAATAGGCTAATGTCACAAAAAAAGATAAATTATATTTCGAGGGATTTCAATTCCGTGAAGGAAGAACTTGTTAAGTTTTCAAAAGAATATTATCCAGAACTAGCGGATGATTTTAATGACTCTAGCGTTGGGGCATGGTTTATTGACCTCGTTTCTGCTGTTGGCGACAACTTGGCATATCATACTGATAGGATGTTTCAAGAGACCAACATTGATAGCGCAACGTTGAGGAGTAGCGTCTTAAACCAAGCAAGGGCGAACGGTTTGAAGATACCTAGTAGGAAGGCGTCTATGTGTGAGATAGAGGTTAGTTGTGTTTTGCCTGTCGACTCAACGTATATAGGGGTTCCTGATTGGAAATATGCGCCGATATTACAGAGTACTAGTGTCGTCTCTGCTGGCGAGCATAATTTCATGCTTACCGAGGACATCAATTTTGCGGAGCAGTTTAACTCGGATGGTTTCTCAAATAGAAAGATAGTGCCATCTAGGGATGGCAATGGAAATATCACTGGCTATACCGTTTCGAAGACAAGCATAGCGGTTAACGGAATCACAAAGATTTATAAAAAGGTAATTTACGCTAGTGATTTGGAACCGTTTATGGAGATAGTATTGCCAGAGTCCAATGTGATGAATATTGAATCAGTTATTTTTAAGGAAACAAGTGATTTTAGCAGAAATCCAGAGATTTATGAATACTATATAGATGCGGAACAATATAGGCTTTCTGAAGAGGCTGTAATGACCTACAGGTTTTTTGAATGTGACTCACTTGCCGACCAATACAAGTTCGGCATGGAGGTAAAGAACGAAAATGGCACGAACATTATATCTGACATGTGGAACCCACATGCCTATGTGGACTACACGGAAACATTGACAAAAGATAACGACAAAATATCTAGGACCACTAGATATTATCGTGGGAAATGGAAACCTTTGACACAGAAATTCATTACGGAATATACTGACAACGGATATGTTAAAATCATTTTCGGCTCTGGAAACAATTACGACACCGTTCCGTCTGGACAGACTACTTATGGAGATTATATGGCATCAAAGCACATTAATAACAACATGCTTGGTGTGCTCCCCAAGGAAGGTTGGACAATGTATGTGCTTTATAGGATTGGTGGTGGTGTCTCAACGAACCTAGGTCCTGGGGCGATTAACAAGATAAGTCTTGCCAATGTTGACTGGGGTGGCAACACAGACAATACCGACGGACGCACTCGTGGTCGAGTGTTAACCTCGTTAGAAGTGACCAACATTTCAACTGCTGTTGCTGGTAAAGACGAACCATCGACTGATGAGATAAAGATGTTAATGAAATATAACACTTCTTCCCAAAACAGGGCGGTTACCGTCAAGGATTACCAAATCAAGTTGATGCAGATGCCGCCTAAGTATGGTGCCCCGTTTAGAAGTGCCGTCATCGAGACCAACAATAAGGTTGAGATGAACTTCTTGGGCCTTAATGCATTGGGCCAGCTTGACTCTGCATTACCTCAGACATTAGTTGAGAACGTCATCGAATACATGTCGAACTACAAACAGATAAATGACTACATTGAGATAAGAAGCGGTAAGATTTATAACATAGGGTTAGGCATTGACGTTTTCATAGACAAGAACTATAACGTTGCAAACGTCATCAATACCATCATTGACAGTGTTAAGGCATATTTCGATGTAAGTAAACACGAGATGGGTGAGGACATATTCGTTGGTGACCTTGAAAAGGAAATTACGTTGTTGGACGGGGTCGTCAGCCTCATTAGTTTAAGGGTCTACAAGATTTGGAATGGAAGTTACAGTCCCGACAAGTGTCCTTTGCCGCCATTTATAGAGGGTACGGTCTGTGACACGACTGTTTCGGAGCCGTTTTCAACCGAGGATGGGGCACAATCTGAACAGATAGACTTAAATGCGGTCGACAAAGTTTTAATTGCTGACTATAATTCGATGTTTGAGATAAAAAGCCCAAACGTTGACATACAAGTTAGGTGCAAGACGGTGTGACGCAGATGATTAATAAGATATGAAGTGAATGTATTGTTATGGCTTGTAATTGTAAAAAGAAGATAGAGATAGAAGAGAAGTATGGGGAAACTCAAGAAGAGGGATTGCTTGAAGTGATTTCTCGTTACATTGGCAGATTTATCATGGTTCTAATTGTTGCATGCTTGTCAATATTCATTTTCCCACTAGTGTTATGTGTGATTTTTTGCCAAGTGCTAATGGGAAAGGAGATGCAAGTATCAATACCAGATTTTATTACAAGGAGACTTAAAAGATAAATGGACAAGAGTTACAGAATACATACGAACATATCGTCCGATACGGTATTGGACGTTAACATGAAGCAAGACTTTGATTTCCTAGAGGTCTTGTCGCTTAAACTTGGCCAGAGTGATGCATATAGGATACATTCATCAAACTACGGCGTAATAGTTGGCAGAGTTTTGGCAAATGATGCGTTTGGCATCCCAAATGCAAAGGTTTCTGTGTTCATTGAGCGCGATGGTAGTGACACGGTAGAGATAGAAAATATATACCCTTATTCAGAAGTGGTTTCAAAGGATAGAGATGGTAGGAGATATAATTTGCTTCCTGATTATTCAGACGACGACTGCTACAGGGTCGTAGGTACATTCCCTAACAAGAGGCTAATGTTGGACGATGACGTACAAGTAGAGATATATGACAAATATTGGAAATACACTACTGTGACAAACAACGCTGGTGACTACATGATTTTTGGGGTACCCACTGGGAATGTCGAACTTCACGTTGACATCGACCTTTCCGACATCGGAGTGCTTTCGCAGCGCCCTAGGGATTTTCAATATAAGGGTTATGCACCAACATTGTTCGACTCACCTAACCAGTTCAAGGAGAGTACGAACCTTGACAATCTAACACAGATTTTTTCGCAAAACGCTAGTGTTTATGTCTACCCGTTCTGGGGTGACGTTGAAAATGGTATTGCAGCCATCACTAGAAGGGACATTCAAATTCAATACAAGTTTGAACCGACTTGCGTGTTTATGGGTTCGATTGTTTCAGACAATGATGCCAATTCAATTGGTCATAGATGCGCTCCAGAAGTGAACAATGGTATGAACAACCAACTGATTGGCGGAAGCGGCACAATCGAGATGATACGTAAAACAGTTGACGGACTAGTTGAGGAGTATCAAATCCAAGGCAATCAGTTAATTGACAATGACGGCGTGTGGTGCTATCAAATTCCCATGAATTTGGACTATGTCGGGACTGATGAGTATGGAAATATTGTGCCAACAGACAACCCAAATAAGGGTGTACCAACGAGAACCCAAGTAAGATTCCGCATAAGCAAGAATGAAACTGGGGATGAGGGGTTTTCAAGACATACGGCAAAGTATCTTGTACCAATGAATCCAATCTTCAGCGAAGACGAGTTAGTGCCAACCATTGATGTAAACGGAAGCGAGATAGAAAAAATGTATAACTTTGGTTCGGCTACGCCTGAAAGTTGTTTCAGAGACCTTTACTGGAACAACGTATATAGCGTGAAGAACTATATACCAAAGACTCAAGTTGCAAGACGACCAGTATCGAAAAACTATAGCGCATTAAAGGGGGCAAACTTGGCTGATAATCAAAATCCAATACCGTTTAACAAACTTAGAATTGATTTGCCATTCTTGTATATGGTTGTTTGTATATTGTATACAATTATGACGTGGATTGTAAAGTTTGTTAACATTATTATATCTTTCCTTCATTTCTTAGTTTATGAATTTTGTTTTAAAGTTTGGAAGTTCAAGGTATGCCCATTCGGTCCGTTAAAACACTTGCTTGGTGATTTATCTTGTATTGCAATGTCCGCTGGTATTGAAGAGGGAAATGTGGCATATTACCCAGGGTGTAGTACTAGAGCAATGAAAGATTCATCATGCCCAGAAGAAATGGAGGGTGATTGTCTAAAAGATAATAGTAGTAAAAATCTTTTAGATAAAATTCAGAGAAATCTTGCCAAAGAGTTCAATATTGTTAAATTAGATTTGTATCAAGATTGGATAAACGGCACTCTGTTTATGCCTTTATGGTATTGGAGAAAGAGGACAAAGAAGAAGTTCTTATTCTTCACAGTTTCAAAGGCAAAAAACGAGTATTGTTCATGTGACAATATCTATAAGAAACTTAAAACTAGGGTTGCTTGTGAATTCAAATATTCAGATAACAATCTTAAAATAGATGGCATAAACGCCCCAGAAAATGGTAAGTCAAATAAGAAGTGGCATAAGAATAGAGATGGGCAAGTTCGTTATCGTAATGGTTTAATAAAACAAGTTGAAAACAAAGATGGCCTTGAGGTGTATTACTATTCCGCAATACAAGCCACAAGCGATAATCGAAACCCTAACGAGGAAATGATTCGTAGAAAAGCCAATTTCTATGCTATAAGATTATATGCTACTGATATAATATTGTTAGGCAGTCTTGACCCAAACAATCTATATGGTATACCTCAATTTTTTACTTGTTTACCAGCAACAACGGCAAACGTCCCTCCAATTGCGACTATTGAAGAAAGCAATGAAGGTAACGACGAAAAGGTAGAGAACGATGAATATGACACATCGGAAGAAGACAGTGGAACAACTTTGACTACTGGTATGGACTGGAATCATGATGGCGACAGACAACGGCCAAACTATAAAACTGGCTTGTTCATGGACTTAGCATGCACATATGTCTTGACATTGCCAAAGTCTTGTATCAATGTTGAGCGTTTAAGCGAATTAGGTGTGGCTTTGGATATGAAGAAAAGTGTTGCATATCGCAGTAATAGCGGAATCAAATATGGGGACATGGATGCTGATGGCTTTATAACAAAAATCGAACTTGACGATAACGAAAACAGGGCAATGTTTGCAACAATGAACCATATTGGCTTTATACCGCAAGTTTATCAAGAAATGAATGGTTTTTATCAAACACAAGTATTGGATAAGAGCACAAACTATCTTATACCGAAGTTCAAGTATTTGTATCCTGTAGATTTTGATGGTAGAATGGACACCTTTATCCAAAGGTATCGAAATGGTTTTGCACAAGCATTGGGTGATAAAGTCAATGGTGACTATTTAACGTTCAGGTTGGGTGCTGAAAGCGGTAAAAATAAATCTAGCAACTCGGAAGAAAGGATAAGGCACTTCTATCTTGAAGAGAACGGTTTGTACTCGATGCCGCTTTATAACAACTCCTTCTATTTCTATTTTGGTATTAATAAAGGTAAAACGGCAATCGACAAGTTTAACCAAATGTTCTATGCTGCTTGTACGTCCAACAAGAAAGCGCCGTTCACGTTGGATGTTACGAGTAGGGGTAAGTCGTATTGTCCAGAAGCATACGACGGAACTTGTGGCGAGGATGGTGTTTATCCAAAGGGTTCAAACAAGAACAATGCCTATGGTTACATAAAGGTCATGTCGGATGACATACGCAAACCGTACACATATGAGTTGTACGATGCCTTTGGCAGTCTCATTATAAGCGAGAGCGAGATGGACGCGGATACTTTTGTTATTGGGGGTATTGTGTCGGACGGTGACGTGTTGTCAAACTGCAACGGCGTTGTTAAGAAACAACTAGGGGAGAAGGAGGTCGTATCTAGCGCACTTGAAAACCAAACATATACGCTGATTGTCATTGACAGCGATGGAAAAAGCGTAACGGAGAAAGTCAAATTAGAGGTTCCGAAAGTCAATTTGGACTATGGCGTTGTCCATTTGGGGACAAAGTTCTATGACGGCGAAACCACTAGAATCGATTATATCTGTCACGATGACAACAAATTCTACGGTGAGATTAATATGAGTGGTTTTACCGTTGACTCGTATGATTGCGCGTTGACAAGTGTTGAGTACCTTGGATATAACCCACAAGATGACTGCTATAAGTTCTGTATCACTGGTAGTAGTGAAGACATATCACAGAACGTTGTGGTGTATTTCGAGATACGCTCATTGAACAACTCCGTAGAGGGGAAGATGAGAAATTGTCTATGTGAAGACGATGGGGGCATTAACTTAATAAAGGCTAAGCAAGATGATGCTGCTGAGGTGAAAATGTACATTGAAGGGACCCCTAAACAGTACATTTATTCGTTCAAGGATGGTATTTTCTCG